CTACTTGAAAAGCGGAAACCTCCCATGCTGAGAGGGTGACCTGGTGAGAGCCCAAGTACGGAGGCTGAGTAGCTTGGAAGCCACTGCACGCGGTGTCGGATGTAGTCGCGCAGGGGAACGTGGAGCGCCGGGGAATCAGATGCGAGAGCATCGATAACCAGGATCTGCCGTATCCCGAACGATCTACAGCTGACGAGGGCGCCTTCAGTGAAGTCCCTCGGGAGGTTCTTAGAAGTAAGGCCCTTGACAGGTATTGCGCCGAAGCGCAAACCATCTTCAAGACGGCCGTTACTAAAAGAGAACTCGACGAGTTTCTCCAAGAAGACGCCCCTACGCGTGCAACCGGTACTACACTCATAGTGCTTCCCGGGTGAAGGGGATCCGCCACAGGACTTAACTATCTCGCGATACGTTCGAGCTCCCACTTCCGTAGTGGCAAGCAGAGCGTCATCGCCGCAGATAGAGTACCTGTGGCGTCCCCTCAACCTTTTAGTCGAAGTGTTCCTAACCTGCTCCAACCAATATAGGTGGATCAAGGATAGTATACACCAAGACGTGGGAAGACCCATGAGTATGCCTCGAGAAGAAAGAGCGCTCTCACCCGAGTAGTCGAGGAGCTGAGGCCCCGTAAGGGACCTCAAAACTTCGATTTCCAAAGGCGAGAGACGCCCCGACTCCTCGAGGCCGTCAACAACTGAGGACACCAAGTCGAGAGGGAGCAAATCAGTGGCTCTTGTAAGGTCAGTGGAGACTAAGATCTCCGAAAAACCTCCTTTAAAGAGTTTGAAAAGCTCCTCATCCTTGGCGCCCTTGAGCGGTTGATAAGTACCGGGCGTGGCTTTCAGGCCCTTCAGTAGCCGTTTCCTGACCGTGTGGCCAAGAACTTGGCACCAAGCTGGACCGACCGTAACAACCCTAGTCTTGAGACCCCTCTCGGACAGACAAGTGACCCTGTGGCAAGGGAACTGGGTTTGCCTCATCTCCGTTATGGAGGAGCGAACAAACTTGAGTTCCAAAGCCGCCACGGCACCCATCTGATTCGTAGGGATATCGTCAGGAAGGTCGTCGTAAGCGTGATTAATGGCTAGGTGGCGAAGAGTACCACCTTTTCCAGCCGAACGCTCGCGACAGGACGAAGTGGAAGGCCAAGCGGGCGCCCCCAAGGGAGCGCGGTGCTTGAAGACCTTCCTCTCCGCCCACCTCCTGACGAAGTCCTTACAGCCCGAGAGGATCTCGCGGCCAGTATCGAAAGAAGACGTAAGGTCGGCCTTATGCTGATCTAACGCTTCGCGCACCTTTTCTTTAGGTGCAGGCGGTAGCGCCCTACCGACGAAAGAAAGTTGAGCATCTAACCGAGAGCCGGATTGTA